GGCAACATCGGAATTGGAAATGTTCCGCAGTCAGGGGAAGCTGAATTTTCTGGCACACCTAGAGCAGTTGGAGAGTAAAGTTGACGAAGCTTTAAAAAGACAGGAAGATTAATGAAAAAATTAAAAGGTAACCAAAAAGAAATAGATGTAAATAATGATGGAAAAATTAGTGGGGAAGATTTTGCATTGTTAAGAGTTTCAAAAGCTGAAGGTGGAAAGATGAAAGATCAAATGGATGCTTTGGCAATATCAGTAGAACCGGTGACTGTAAAAGAAGCTCCAATGTTACCTGATGAAGAAATGGAAGAAGATTATGTAGACTATGTTGTTGAGGAAACATTGTCAAATGAAGATAAAAATTATTTAATAGATGCTCTTGAGAAAGACGACAGACTAAGTGAGATATTCGATCAAGTAGTCGAGAGCGCAACAGAATTTACTGGTTCTGGAACTGTAGAAGGTCCGGGAACTGGTAGGTCCGATTCGATACCTGCAAGGTTATCGGATGGGGAATTTGTCATAACTGCAAAAGCAACTAAAGAAATCGGAGCAGACAATTTAATGTCTATGATGAAAGACGCAGAAGCTGCTGCAGATGAAAGACAAACTATGGCTAATGGCGGTGAAATGGAAGAAGAAGAGACTGTTTATAAAGCTAAACCTGAACCTCAAACGCAAGACATCCGTGTGACGAAAGAAACTGTAGGTAGTCAAGCAATGATGAAAGAGGAAGAAGATTTAGTAGGTGATGAACTTAAAAAGTCTATGCTTTCTACCAGAGCATACGTTAGAAGCTAAAATAATGGTAGGCTACTTACGTCAGTAACCCCTACCGAATTTATAACCTTTAGCTACCTTGTTAGATCAAGCCCCTAATTAAAAAGACGTTTTTAGAATAGGCTACCTTGAGGTAAGCACAAGCCCTAAAAGGAGAAAGAAATGGCAGAAGTTGAAAATATACAGGAAGAATCTGTAGAACCAACGCCTAACCCGTACAATCTTAAAAAGGATTGGCATACAGATGATGTAATGCCAAAACATGGCGAGAATGCGGAAGGATTGTTTTTTGAAAAGCCACAAGCTCAATCACGTTCAGAAGAAGTGCAAGCAGAACCTGAACAAGAAGATAAAGCTTATAGCAGACCAAATTACAAAAAAAGATATGATGACTTGAAAAAGCATTATGATACAAGGCTCTCTGAGTTTAAACAAAGAGAACAAGAATTAATAGCTGAAGCTACAGCAAATAGACCGGAGTATCAAGCTCCTAAGTCTGCTGAAGAATTAGAACAATTCAAAGCTGAGTATCCTGATGTTTATGAAGTAGTAGAAACTGTAGCTCACTTGCAAAGTGAAGATAAAGTTGCTTCATTGCAACAACGTCTAGATGCTTTACAAGAGCGTGAAAAAGAAATACTAAAGCGAGAAGCTGAAAAAGACTTGGTAACAAAACATCCAGACTTTGAAGAACTTCGTAATAGTGATCAATTTCATGTGTGGGCAGAGTCTCAACCTGAAGAGATACAAGGATGGATTTATAATAATCCTGATAATGCATCTCTTGCAAGTAAAGCTATTGATCTTTTTAAAATGGAAAACGGTATAGCCCCTGTAAAGCCAAGCCAAAACAAATCGGAAAGGAGATCGGCTGCTGATATGGTTTCAACAAAAACTACAACAGTAGACGAGAAACAACCAAAGATTTGGACACAACAGGAAATCGCTGCCCTACCTATGGCTGAATACGATAGACTTGAAAAAGAAATCGATAAAGCTGTAGAAGAAGGCAGGGTTATATAATAACAAAGTTAATAATATTCAAGGAGAATAATTATGGCATTTAATCAATCTGATCAATTTTTTGAACAGTCAACTGATACTAATGGTAACTTTGGTAATTCCGTAAGCGGTCAAACTAACTCCTTCTTCTTACCGAAAGTCTATTCTAAAAAGGTTTTAAACTTTTTCAGAAAAGCTTCGGTAGCGGAAGCAATCACTAACACTGATTACTCAGGAGAAATTTCTGCTTTCGGAGATACTGTAAGAATCATTAAAGAACCGGAAATCACCGTCTATCAATATGAAAGAGGTGCTGACGTAACTAAAACAGCATTAACAGACCAAGAACTAACTATGGTCGTTGATGTAGCAAACGCTTTTAAATTCATCGTTGATGATATTGAAACTTCAATGTCTCACGTGAACTTCAAAGAAGTTGCTAGTTCATCTGCTGCATATGCATTGAGAGATGCTTTTGACGCAGGAGTTATTGCTGAAATGTTTGCAGGTGTATCTTCAAGCTCACCTGACCACATTATCGGTTCAGACAGTTCTACTGCTGATGCAACTCTAGCTCACGCTACTAATTCTGTAGACCTTCTCGGTTCTGACGGAACTGGTGTAGACGCTCTAGACCTTATGGCTAGAATGGCTAGATTACTAGATGATCAAAGCATTCCTGAAGAAGGAAGATGGTTCTTAGCACCACCTTCATTCTATGAAGAGCTTTCACAATCTGGTTCTAAACTACTATCCGTTGACTTCAACGCAGGTCAAGGATCATTGAGAAATGGTTTAGTATCAAGCGGTAAATTACGTGGATTTGATATGTACAAATCTAATAATGTTGCTAGTACGTCTAACGCTACTGGTAAAGTATTAGCCGGACACATATCGTCTACAGCTACTGCTCAAGCTATAACATCAACAGAAGTCCTTCGTGACCCTGATTCATTTGGTGATATAGTTAGAGGTCTTCACGTTTATGGTGCGGAAGTACTAAGACCTGAAGCTCTAGTATCTGCTTTCTACGTAGTAGACTAAGCAATTCGTAAGTGGGGAAGGAATCATGTGTTCGCTTCCCCCTTACACTTTTTATAGATTTTTAACTGGAGAATTATTATGCCAATGGTAAATGGAAAAAAATATTCTTATGATAAAGCAGGTAAAGCTGCTGCTTCAAAAGCAAGAAAGAAAAAAATGGGTGGTGGAATGATGTATGACAGCAATCCTCGTACGAAAAAAGGAACTGGTGGTCGTATGATGTACACTGATGGTGGTTTAGTTGATTTTAAAAATCCTAATTAATCATGGCTAAAGGTGTAAAACATTATTTTAGAGATGGTAAAGAGTTTAAAGGTAATACACATAAAATGCCTAATGGTCAACTCCACTCTAATAAAACTCATACAAAAACAAGTAAAAGGGTTTTTCATTTTAATGAATTAAGTAAAACCGCACAGAAAAAAGCTAAAGGTAAAAAATAATGGCAACAACATTCCTTACACTAACAAACGATGTTCTTAGAGAACTTAACGAAATTGAACTAACTTCGTCTACTTTTGCTAGTGCGACAGGCATTCAAAGTTTTGTTAAAAATTCTATTAACAAAGCTTTAAATGATATAGCTAATGAAGAACCACAACTTCCGTTTTTTGCAGTTGCAGCAAGTGGAAATACAGACCCTTTCTATGGTAACGTAACGGTAGAAACTACAGCAGGTACTAGATGGTACTTGTTAAAGTCTGGTAGTTCTGATATAACTACAGATTATTCATCTGTCGATTGGGATGATTTTTATTTAACAACAATAAACGTAAGTGGAGAAACAGCTCCCTATGTATCACAAGGATTAAAATTTATTACATTAGACGATTGGACTAGATACTTAAGAGATTCAGAAAACAATGACGATGCAGATACACAGCAATATGGTCAACCCAAATACATTATTCGTAGTCCAGACCATCGTAAATTTGGATTAAGTCCAATACCTGATAAAGCGTACAATGTACATTTTTATGCGTACAATGCTCCTACACCTTTATCTGCATTTGGAGATACAATGGTTTTACCAGATCAGTATTCTAATGTCGTAACTGCAAAATCTAGATACTACGTATGGCAATTTAAAGAAAGCCCACAACAAGCAGCCTTTGCTATGGATGATTATAAAAAAGGTATGCGAAACATGAAATCAAATTTAATTAATCCATCTCCAAAATATATGGGAGATGACAGGATTTATTTTTAAAATATGGCAGCATCACAACCATTTACTGTTGCATGTAATGGAGGACTAGTTAAGTCTGCTAACTCAATAGACTTATTAAGAACTCCCGGTGTAGCAAGAGAACTAAGAAACTTTGAAGTATCTACAGAAGGTGGGTATAGACGCATAAATGGCTATGCTAAGTTTGGAGGAGGTAGTGCAGTACAACCAACAGGAGGTACAGCAACTATTCT